TAAAGCATTTTTAATATATATCAAACATACTTGGTAAATTAAATCTTTATAGGCTCTAGCTTGATCTTGTATATGTCTTTCATTATCGTCTGAAACACCTACTATTTTTTCTGTTAATTGCTTTGCCCAAAACTCTGGAGGATGCCCACCGTAATTGGTTGTAGCAATTTCTACCAGTCCTAATTCTGGCATTCCTTCGGGTGTAATCTTATCTACCATTTTTTTGGATCTTCTGGTTCTGCTAGATGTGAGTCATATCTATCTGCTAATTTATAACTGTTTTCGTTTCTAATTTTGTTTATATTACTTTTTTTAGTAGCATAAAGAGATCCGCCTTGATCTACCGATACAACTAAAGGATCTTCTAAACGATGATACCCATACAGCTTTTCATGAATAGGTATGCATGTATCTAGTAATCCACTAGAAGATGCTACCTCAACTTGAATGCCAGCATTCATACACTTACCTAGCCAAAACTCTACACATGCTCTACCTGATTCAGCAAAATGTAGATTACCTTTATAAGTAAAATCAATACCAAACATTTTAATAGTGCCAACTTTATTCCACAAAGCAAAAGCTACTGCGTATGCAACTGTGTTGTTTAGGTAATAACAATCAGTATCTTTTAACACTTCATGTATTGGATACTCTACTAATCCTGGTGCACGATCATCTAACTCACAAGTATATATAGGCCCTTTGTGTTTTTCTAATACTCTTATCATGCTATCGGTTTGACCTCCTGCATTATCAGTATCAAAGAATCTACTTGCAGGATCCATCATAAATACTCTGTCGTGAAATATTACATCTGCTACAGCATTTGTAGCCCACACTTCATCAAAGTGAGCTCCATGTGATTTTGCTAAACAATATTCAAACCAACTTTTGCCTAGACCGACAATAGCTATAGTTTTACCTTCTAGGCTTTCTACTCTCTCCATCTTCTCTCTCCTTAAGTGGTGACGTTTCTAATAGAATCGTAACGATATTCGTCTTTTCTTCCTCTAGCCTCCGCTTTGTTTTTTAACCTTGCAGTTTCTTGTTGAAATCTATTTTCATACAAAGCTAAAAGATCAGTATCACCCTTCATAAAAGTATATGCTTCATACAGGCAACCATATAACAATGCGTTTCTAGCATTCTTTGATAGCCATGTTCCTGTTGTTTGATTGACTAAACTATTTGGTTTGTATAAATAGTGTAACTCTACTGAATAATTTGCATCTGGAACAGGAGCTACTATTAATGTAGATCCATTGTCTGTGCTACTAGAAAGTTCTTTGTCAAAGTCTGCGTAGTATTTTGGTAATCCTCTTAATGATGTATCTGTAGGATCAGGAGTGTACTCTCTCATAAAGGTTGTATGTTTTTTATCTAGGTAATGATAATCACCACTAGCATCTATAACAGCTAATGAAAAACTTAAATGAAAATCTGATGGAGCTGTAAGGTAAGTAGTTCCAGTTGTTAAGTTACCTGTTACATTTTTTCTAAATAGATCAAACTGTACTAACTCAAATAACCTTTCTTCTGTATTCTTAATCATATCATCAAGAGTAGCTACAAAAGTAGTCTCTTCGTTTTGAACGTAGTTTGTAATTAATGTTTTTAACTCTGCTAATGTCATACTGTTATTGTAACCTCGCCAATAGAAACTGTCATTTCATATCCTAAAATTATAGATCCTACAGGATCAGCTGTCATTGAAGAATTAGAATCACCATCATTAGTATAAACTGCTCCTTGTCCTAATTCTAAATCATTACTAGGTCTAGGTTTATATAAAGCTTCTGCATCTGATACATGTGGTAATGGCTCAAGCTGTGGATGTTTAGGCTCAAAACAATCTCTACAAGTTTTTAAACCATTCCATTCTTCTCTTAGTTGAGAAAGTTTGTATTCAAATCCACATCTATCACAAAGAGCTCTTGCAAATTTACCAGCTGCATAAGCCATTCTAGTATCCGTGTCTTAGAAAGGGTGCAATCCTAAAAGAAGAAGTGTCTTCGTCTTGAGACAAAGCTCTTTCAAATTCATCTTCGTACATTTGCTTTAACATAGTAACTCTTTCTGGTGCTTTCTTAATAGCTATGTAATAAGCAAGACCAGCAGCGAAACAAGGAAAAAACCTAAAAGGCATATCCATTGTATTTGTGGCGGTATCAGCATCATCCATCCTCACTAGTTTATTAAATACTAAAATATCTGTAGAGTTTTCTGGAGTTGGCCATATATTTAATACAGGGCTTATTTGTTTATCAAGAAAGAACTGAGATGGTCTGGACTTGGTAGATTTAGCTGGAATGTTTAAGTATTCACTTCTGCTGATCTTCGACATTTGTAAGTCAAGATTAGCTCCATCAGTATTTCTTCTTATAGAACAGTCTAGTATGTCAATAACATTAGAGTTTAAAGTATATTGATTAGTACCTTCGGTAACTGTTTGAGTTGTTTGTTCTATAGTCCATTGATTAAGACCACGATTAGCCCATTCGGCTAACATAATATTAATAGATCTTTTTGCTGTCTTTAGATCATAACCAGTTCTAAGCTCTAGGCCGCATCTCTCAAAGGCTTCCTCTATAAACTCAGTTACATCTGGTTCAAAGTCTGTGCTACTAGATGTTGTCATTTACTTTCCTTTTTTTAATGTAGCTTTTTTCTTGGCTGACTTACTTAAATCTTTTAAATGGAATAACTTAACACTGGTTTTAGTATGTGATTTATTTGTATGTAAAGTACCATTAGCCATTTTGTGAGAACTACCTTTGTGTTCAGTACCATCTCTTTTATAATGTTTAACGCCTTTCATTTATAAATACCTATTTCTTTTTCTTAGACTTAGTTTTTTTCTTTTTAGTTTTCATAGGAGGTCTTCCTACTTTACTTCCGTATGTTCCTTTTCCCATTGGCATATTCTTCTCCTTTGTATTAACTAATTGTAGTTACTTTTCTTCTGTTATTCATTACTTTACCACAGCCTTTAGCTATAAAACCACCATTTTTAAATGTTCTAACATTGGTAGGCTTAGGGCCTTTGTTCCCTGCTGCTCTTTTTCTCTTCACTGCACTCTTCTTTTGCGATGAACTCATACTGGCTGCTCTAGCTTTTGGAACACACTTAGGATACTTACCTTTACCAGCTGTCTTCCTGCCACACTTAGGATGTTTACCATCTTTCTTGCGTGATATATCAACCCACTCTTCCTTTAACCATTGTGCAAGCTGTCCCATTATATTCGCCTATCTTGTCTAGCTTGTCTTCCGCCACCAACAAGTCCGCCGTTCTTCATTTTCTTTGCTTTAGATTTTTTAGCGTAGTTGGGATCTTTACAATATTTAGATGCAGCTAAGTTTGCATACGCAGAAGGGTATACATCAAAAGTTCTTTTAGCCCAGGCTTTACCCGATGGACATATCTTACCTTTACTTTTTGCTTTAGCCATTTAACATTTCCAACGCTTTCGTGCCTGTCTTAGTCTTGAGTTAGGATCTTTAGCTGCTTTAGGAAACTTCTTCATTTGTCCTGCTGATCTTGCACAGTAAGACTTCCTTCTTTTAGCTGCTGCACTTCCTTTCTTGACTGATCCAGTAACTGCTGTTTTTAATTTTGATCCAGGGTTTGCACGCTTATGAGCTGCAACTCCCTTCTTAGTCATACCTGCCCCACTTTTGGTGGGGCGGTAGTTCGCAGATTTACCCTTAGTAGTTCTTCTAATAGGTTTTTGTCTGCTAACCATTTTTAAGCATGAAAGACTGTCATGGTTAAAAATGTTGATACTGTGTATTCAACGTAAATACCATCAGTAAATAATACTCCTTCGTCTGGTATAACCACGTCTCTTGTAGCATCTGCATCACCAACAGAACTCAATCCTAAAATACTTGTTCCGCTAGGAGAAGTTCTTAAGAAATCAACAGTACCTGCTGTAGCTGTACTTGTTAGATAAATTCCTTTAAGTCTACTTCTACCTGCAAATACAACATCTGCTGCTGAAGCATTAACTCCTGCTGAGACATTACCTGCTGGATTACCAACAGCTGTTATTGAAGCAATAGTTAAAAAGAATTTAGTTCCAGTGGCTGTACCTGCATTAGCACCTGTAATGGATTCTGTTTGAGAGTCTCCATTAACATCAGTACCTACTACAGTAAATGATTTAGCTGCATCATTCCCAGCAGAAAGAATTGTTACAATCCTTCCATGACTGAGAGCAACCGCACCACCTGAAGCTAACGCACCACCTATAGTAAGTGCTGCGTTATTTCCAACTCCTGCTGCTACTGATATTCCATCAGCATCTAAAGCTACTGTATCAGCAGTTATAGTAACTGCCTTAACATCTGAATATCCTGCCATAATCTACTCCCTATTAAGTTACTGTAGCGATTGGTGTTGATAGAGCAGTAGTCATCCACTTGGAGTTAGTTCCATCATCTGATACACAAGTCATAGAAACTCTAGCGTTTAGAACGGTTGAGTTTACTAGCGTCAAGGTATCTCCTGCTACATCACTTACTGCGTTAGCTGCTGTTCCAGCAACCAAAGAAAGCATTGCTTGGAAAGCTGATACAGCAGAACCTGGAAGCACGATAGTAGTAGTTTTATCACTAGCTACAGCTACAGTTAGTTGAAATTCATAATGAACTCCTACATTTGCTGTAGATACAGTAGGTAAAGTGATTACATTATTATTTGTTCCGTCAATTAAAAACAAAGTTCCTGATTGAGCTGCTGTTATAGCTTCTGATTTAGCAGCACTAGCATTAAAAGTTGTATTAATTACTTTCTTACCTAATATGGTACTTGTAGTAGAAATAGCACCATCAGATGCGATTGAACCTACGTCAGTAATATTTCCACTTGCATCTAGATCAAAATTAGTTGTAATTGCACCTGTTGATGCTGCTACTGTAATTTGTTCAAAACCACCTTCAGACCTGACTGGCCCACTAAATGTTGAATTCGCCATAATTTCCTCCTCGGAAATAAGTTCTATAGTCTCGGCTTGTCTGCTAGGTCAGTCGATAGAACAAGTTAATAATCCTAGTCATTTGATTGTATATCAGTTTGATCCAAAAAAAAAGGGAGCCGAAGCTCCCTTTAAACAATCAGTTAAGATTATGCACCTTGAGAGGCAAACACTGCTCTTGGATTTGAGAATCCAAATGAGTATCTTTCTCTAGCTTTAAATCTGACGTTGCCAGTATCAAAGTCACCTTCCATAGAAGTTGAAAGAGATGATCTCTCGAAGTGTTTAAATCCATCAGGACAGTCTGTCATCAAGAACCAAGCATCATTATCTGTTAAGAAGTTATTAACAGTGTACCCTTCGGATACCATGCCCATATTCTTAATAGAGTTAATGTCGTTGTCAGATGTACTTACTCTACCAGGAGTTTGAAGTAGTCTATCAGCCACAAATTGTAATTGTGGTGGTATAACTAGTTTCTTACCTTGTAAAGCAATAACCATATTTCTGTCATCAACAAAAGTTGAAACAGAGATAAGGGCATCTTCCAATGAAGTCTCATTCAAGTCTGAATAAGTGCTAGGTCTGTTGCTGAAAGTTCCGCCACCCGATAAAGGATGAGAGTCACTTACCAATGCAACACCATCGCCACCTGTAAAGCTTGATGAGAATGCGTTGTTAAGCACAGAAGCAGCTTTTACTTGCTTAGTATGTGCCATAGATCTTGCTAGAGCTTTTGTATATCTAGCTCCCAGTCTGTCATACAGATTATCTTCGATTGCTTCTTCAGTTAGTGCAAATGCTAACGCGATGGTTTCATGTGAATACCTAGAAGTAAAGCCTTCAGATGCAGAGTCATAAGCGACCCCTTGTCCTTCAGTTTTAGTCTTCGCGTTACCGAAACCAACGATCATGGTTTCTTCTTCAAATGCTCTATCTGATGATTCAGTCTCAAATATCTCAGTGTGTTGTTGCTCGTACCTATTGTATTCCATGCCAAATAGGGCATTTAAACCTGGTTCTAATTCTTTCGCTAATTGCGATCTACTTATAGCCATTAGTCATACTCCTATTATGCTAATCCTGCGCCTTTTTGGCCCATGATATGATTTTGAATTACGCATA